AAACCACCCGTATCACGGTATACGTTGCTTTTAACGCCCTCATGGCGTTTTAACATCTCAATCAAATTATCCATTACTTTTTCCCGTTAGAGCCGCCATAGAAAAAAGCGGCGGCCGTACCTAATATGCCCGATAGTTGGCCTAGCACCAGAGATATGATGGTTTCGTCGTTTTGGTCGTGCGGCATTATGGTTACCGCCAGGACGTAAGTGCCATACAAAGTTAATGCCAAAATGCTAAATATCTTTGGCGTCCAATCCGTAGAAAACTTTTCACGAGCGTCTTTTCTATCCCCAACTTCGGTTTTAAAAGACTCCAGGTCTATTTCCATAGCACGGATGCTTTGTTCAAAGTCTTTGTCGGCTTGTTTTAAGAGGGGTGCCTTATCGGGCTCACGCTCAATAAGGTCTTCGATCTCGTTAGCGGTAGCTGTATCAGGAAGGCCGATCTTCTTAGCCGCCATTTTGACGGCCATACCGGCCATTGGACCGCCCGCCGCCTGTGCAATGGTGGGGGCTAAGGATTTAAGTAAACCACCTAGCTTCATCTAAACAAAATCACCAGTTGTATAAGTAACTTGAGGTCAGCTATCGCTTTTGTCCACGCCGTCGGCGTCTTCCTCCGCGACAATTTCATCGATAGTATCGCATACATCTGGGACAACCACACCTGTTGTCGCAGATAACGCTCCCCGACCGACCGCTCGAACGCCCTTATAAAACTGAGAACAATAAATCTCTTTATTATCAATGACTTGCTGCACTGAAGTGCAGCTACTCAATAATATCGCTATAGACAATATTGCATATCGCATTAAAAGATTCCTTGAAAACGTTGCGGTTTAAGAAGAATTGGGCTGTAGCCTTTCAAGGCAACGCCACCTTTATTCATTTTTTTAGGCTTGGCTTTATCTAAAGCAATAGCCACCGCTTGTTTCTGAGGGTAACCCTCGTCTTTAAGCTTGCTTATGTTTGAACTAATGGTCTTTTGACTAGACCCGCGCATCAAAGGCATACGACCTCCTATGCGTTGGTGAACTCAGCACCACGCAACGCAGCACCCATACCACGGCGCTTGCCTTTGGTAATCTTAGCTTTGGCGGTGTTTGGAGTCTTTTCTTCCTTCATAGTAGCGTAAGGAATACGACCCTGATCTTTAATATCCGCATAGGTAGTGGGTTTTGGTGGCTCTTGAATAGGTCCACCCATAATCTTAACAGCAGCCATTTCTAGCCCCCTTGGTTGTTTCTTTGGTTTAAGCGCATAATTTCACGCTCCGTTGATGCTTGTATCTTCTTGTCGGTGGCCTCTTCCTGGCTCGCCAGACGCTGATCAAACTGTCTTGCTCTTTCTTGAAGCGTAGCTTGCTGAAGGTCAAGCTTACGCTGCCCTTCTGAAATATCGGCTTGTGTGGCCTGCGCCTTGATATTTAGCTCTTCCTGCTTCAACGCGACTAATGGATCACCTCCTTCTCCGCCACCCATAATTTGCTGGCTTTGTTGGCGCACCGCCTGCATATCTTGAGCGACTAACTGTGCAACAAGTTGTTCTACCTGCAACATCTGATCTTCCGTAAGCTCTTGACCGCCACTCTGCTGAAGAATCTGAGCCGTTGCCTGCTCTCTAGCCTTCAGGCGTACATGTTCTAGAACGTGCTTCTGCAAGGCCATTGCCATGGGAGGTGAGCCCTGAACGACACCCGACGCCATAAACGTCAAGTGAGCCAGCATGTGCGCGTCATGGTCCTGACCCTCGAACGCCAGCATTTGCACGTTATCCAACGCATCAATATGCTCTTGAGCCGGGTCTTTCGGCTGCGGCTCTTGAGTGGCGGGCGCTTTCAAAATAGTGTCGACGTCCGTCACGCCTAACGCATCATACATCCTACGAAACGCCTCATGCGTGTTGTGCAGTTGAGGAGCCTGCATTGCAAGCTGTAGCTGCGACTGCGCCAAAGCAATCCGCTGCGCTTGAGAAAATATATTAGGGTTGGACACAGGAACCACGTCAACGCGGTCATCGAAATCCTGCGCCATTACACCCTGCTCGCCACCGCTAACAGAATACGGGTATTCCTGTGGCAAGAAGTCGTGAATCACACGAGCCAGTAACTTGAACTCGTTCTTCATCGCATAGTGCAGGCGCTTATGCACCGCGCTCATCACACGAGTGCCTTGCTCCAACATAGCCACAGTTGTGCCGACGGCCGCGTTCTGGTTGCCCTCACCCACCTTCATGTCTGTAATCGTGGCAAACCGACGCCCAGCGTCCACTACAAAACCTAGAAGCTGCATAAGCGTTGTGTCAGGGCCCTTGAAAGGCAAAGCCATCAAGCTGTCCCGAATAGCGCCCCCCGGAGCGTCGACATCTCTAAACTCACCCGGCTGCAAAGGTTCGCTGTCTTCCTGTATACGCAGCCCACGAGCCTTAAAACCCGCTGGAAGGTTGGACAAGGTGCCCGCATCAATCAACTGACGCAATGCAGCCGTTGCCGTCCGAGAGAGCCCGCCAATCGTGTGAATTAGGCCCAGACCATAAAAGCCCAAGCCCGGAAGGAACTTGTAATGCACGAAATACTGAATCTTCGTGTTAGCGGCGTCATCCTCCGCATAATTGCGCCGGACAGACAAAACTTGGCCGTTATCTTCACTAAGGGTGACGATATAGGGCAGTTTTATGCCAGTTTCTTCGCCTTCTTCGTCCTTATCCTCAAACCCCGGTAAGTCCAAATCAACGTGGAATTCCAACAAAGTGCAGTCATAATCAACATACGACGGGTGTACACCCTGTATCTTGTTGATCTGTTCCGTGACGTTGTCCAATGATTCTTGGGCCGGGGACACCGGGACGTCCAAATAGAACCCCGCAACCTGCTTCTTACGCAAATCGTTCGCGGTCATCGGAACTACGTGCGTAATAACCGGAGCCGTCGATAAACTACTCGTTTCATACGGAACTACTAAATTTTCCGCAGGCACAAACGTACTTACCGCACGGCCTAACGTTTCATCGTAGTAAACCTTCTTGAACGTTGAACCCGCCAGCGGTAAATAAAACAACATCTGATCAAATTCTGGCGTGTATTCTTCCATCACATTCGTGATGTAATAGTTCATGAACTCTTTTACACGCCGGGCCTGGCCTTCCTTCTCCTTGGTCGGGGCCCCCACCACTTGTGTCCTAACCGGACCGCTAGGTGGCAACAACTCATTGAACGCCTGGGCCTGAAACTGAACGGCCGCCTCCGCAAGCAAAGGATGCGTCACACCAGTAGCACCACGGAAAGGCTCTGAACGCTCTTCGTATGTCAAACCCAACAACTCTAAACCTTTAGAGTAGGTGTCTTGCCAATCTTTGCGAGAAGCATCGTTGGCGTCATACTGCTCCATCAGGTCGTTGGACAAAGCGCCTAAGTCGCCCATATCCATGTCTTCAGCCAGATTCCGGTAAAAATCACCCTCGTCTGAGCCGAGGTCGGCGGTCGGATCAAAATCAACAACCGCCCCTCCCTCTTCGTCTATCTCTATCTCAACACCATCCGTGTCCAAACCAGACAAACCATTAGGCGAAGCTAAATCCGCATCGTCTTCAATACGCGGCAACTCAGGATCGTCATTCATACGATCCATCAAAGAAACTACCGGACGATCACCATTTGCCATAATTAACGTCGCCCCATGACCATATTAATATTATTAAGAAGATTCTTACTTAAACCGTCGTCTACAGCGCCCATAATACCGGCCCTGTTCATCAGGTTACGGTCCACGGCCGACGGGCCGCTGGTAGCTTCACCACCCATGTTAAAACCGACACTGCCTAAATTTATCCCCAACTGAGATGCCTTTTGACGCGCGTCTTCTTCCGACATGCCAAAAGAAGCTGCGGCGTCCGCAAGACTAAGGCCCTGTCTGCCCGCAAAATCCAACGCACGCATTGCCGCTTCTTGCTCTGTGTACGGCCCCATACCTACGGCGGCCGCCTGCGTGTTTAAACGCCGAATCTCTTCCTGTTGCTCTGCCAACGTAGGTGTGGCGGGTGGCATTGCCCCAGTCATCAACGGTTGATCTGTGATGTACTGAACCCCCGTGGGGCCCCGGCCATAGCCAAAATCACTAACCGCTCCCAGAACTTCTTGAGTGCTAACCGGGGTAGTTATGCCAAAACCCGGTTGCTGCCCAATCACAGGGTTTACCGCCGAAGCAATCTCTTCTGCGGTCATCCCCCCAACCGAAGCTACATAATCTCCAATACGTTGGGCAGCAATGTCCTTAGTCTGTGAGGTGCTGTAAAGCTTTTGAATAATCTCTTCCCGAGTAGGGGCAGACGGCGTAGGTGTGTCGTCAACAATTACAACATTACCCGTGGCGTCGGTGACAAACGGATCACCTGTTCCCGGCGTGGCTCCCGTAGTGCCAATCACCTGGTCCGAGGTCCGCGTGCCGCCAGGCGTTACAAACTGATCACCCGTAGTGGTCAAGATAGTACCCGTCGCGCTACCCGGAGGCAGACCCGCCGCAGCCGCTTGCTCGGCAGACAAACCTACCGTCGTGCCACCCAGGCCACTGCCCATTATGTTAGCTCCGGTGGACGGAAACACCGCTGTGATGTCCATCTCTCCAGAGGGCTGTAAATCCGCACGTCCCATAGTGATACCAGTCGTCGGCTCACCACTGGGCAAAACACCCTTGGACACCACCGGCACCGGGCGATTAAGAATTCTGTCGTAGAACGTAAGGGCAGCGGGCCCCGCGACGTTATACGCAGGTGTTTGCGTAATCGATTGTGGGTCGTAGGGTAAACGAGCCAGTAGCTCCTCCGCCGTAAACGCCGCCGCACCAGGCTGAACCACGTCCGCCATGGTAGGCATAGGGGGCACAGTCGACTTACCTTCCTCATCGGTGTAGTAGTTAAAGCTCTCCGCAGAGCGAATCGGTGCCAGACTCACGATGCCGGGGCCTCCGGTAGTAGTGGTCGTCCCTGTGCCCGCTCCACCTATGGACAGTTGGCCGCGCACCTGGTTGAACGCTGATTGATAATTAGGGTCGTTTAACGCAACCCCATTGTCCCGCGCCCACTGATCCGCCCTAATCCTAGCCGTATTGATATCCGACTGGTTTTCGTATTCCGCAAGCTCTAACTGTAGTGCCTGCGCTATTTCGTCTCTGGTCATCGACCGCTACCCTCACCCATAATACGCAGCCCGCACTCTGGCAGGCTCTTCGGAACCCCAATCGTCGGTAGGCAACTGTACAAAGTTACCCTGACGATAACGCATTAACGCTTGAGTGGTACTGTCAACCAAATCATCATGCTCGCCGTTAGGGAACGCAGCACACTCTTCTATCAACTCATGAGCCCATTGCTCATCCGGCACCCAAATCATGCCTGCTTCCAAAAGAGGCGCAATAGAGTGGACTCTCGTGACCTTATCATTGCCACGAGACGGCGTAAAGTTTACCACAGGGATGCCCATATTCCGAAGTTCGTGCGTTAACGGCATACCAGAAGCCTTCGCCTCAATAATCACCGTCTCAGGGTCCCAATACTTGTACTGGTCAAACGCAATCGCCTTCAATTCCGGGAAATCCCACCGCCCCTTCTGCAAATCTAACAAAATTAAATTGGGCTGCGTGCCCTCGTCCGGGTGAAACACACCCCATGTCGTGATCGCACTGTAGTCCGCCGTCTCTCGCTTAGAAAACGCCGTGTCATAGCTCTGAATAACGTATTCAAGCTTAGGTATTGACGGTTTTTCCCAAAAATTCCACCACTCACGCTTCATGATCGCATTCGTGTCGCCCGTGGGCTGCTGCTGGTACTGCGCGTTCCACTTATTTGGCGGAATAGACGCTTTTACCGCCTGCAAATCGTCTAAAGACCAGTATTCCGGCCACACAGGGTCCCCAGAAGGCAGCTCCATAGGGAATTCTACTATCTCCCACTGATCCGCTAACGGATCACGAGCCATCTGACGCACCAATTGACCCGTCAAGTCCTTCTCAGACCAACGAGTCATCACCAAAACTATCGCTCCACCCGGCTGGAGCCTCTGGCGGGGGCCCCCTGTGTACCAATCCCAGGCATCATCAAAGCCCGCATTCGACATAGCAGTCTGCTCAGAATGGGGATCGTCGATAATACATAAATCAGCACCACGACCAGCGAGATTACTGCCAACACCGACAGCATAATACATACCGCCGCGAGCAGTATCCCACCTTCCACTAGCTTTCGAATCGGCGGCCAAACCCGATTCAGGAAAAATCTCTTCATAGTCTTCTCGCTCAATCAGATTTTTTACTTTTCTACCGAAACCTACCGCAAGTTCCGTAGTGTGCGTGGCCTGGATGACCTTCATCGCAGGGTTGCGCCCCACCATCCAAGCAGGAAACAGGAAACTAGCAAATTCACTCTTGGTATGACGCGGAGGCATGTTGACGATCAGACGCTTTAGTTTGCCGTTGGCCACGGCCTCCAGTTTTTCAGCAATCAAACGATGATGCTTACCCGCAATGAACTCGGGCCACATCGCGCGGACAAAGGTCAGGAAGTCCTGCTGACACGCCTCAACGCGCTCCAACTGCGCCAAACGCAACTGGAGCTTTAGCTGACGGTCCGCAATTTCATCAGGGCTGTCTAAAGGGTCAGTCATCAGCAATCAAAGCCTTTACTAGATCGGCGTCGCCAGAATTCATAAAGATCGGGGTCTGCGGGCCCATGAACGCGCCCAGGACATTAAAGTCAAAATACTCTATGGCGTCCTCACGAGTCATGTCTACCGCCCCATCCATCAGGATATCAATGCATTTCTGTATATCGTAGACCAGAACAGGGCCCTCGTCGTCACTTACCGTCGTTCCGTAAGCCGTTCCAATTATAGCGTCATCAAAACCATCTGCCTTCAAATACATGTCGTCTTCCACGGCATTTATGCTCAATTGAATTTTTTTAAATTTACTAGTCACGTCTTGGGGCCCCTGTGTGATTTTTATATGCAATTTTATGCGATTAAACGTATATGGATTTTTGCAATTTTTTCGCGACTTTTCAAATTGTTTTTTCTCATCATTGTTCGTGAAAAACATGCCCAAGCACGCGACCCGAGTAAAAGGGGTCCCGGGCGCGTTTGTACGTGAAATCCGGCCAATTAATTGCGATCAGCCTCGATTGGACCAGGGGCCCCGGCACGCGGTCCTGGGACCAGGCGCCTGGGATCGCGGCCACCGGACCAGGGACCAGGGACCAGGGACCAGGGACCTTGCCAGGCGTGCCAGGCGTGCCAGGCGTGCCAGGCGTGCCAGGCGTGCCAGGGCTCGCGGACCAGGGATCGCGGACCAGGCGCCTGGGATCGGCCAGGCGGACCAGGGATCGGCCAGGCGGACCAGGGATCGGCCAGGCGGACCAGGGATCGGCCAGGCGGACCAGGGATCGCGGACCAGGGCTCGCGGTACGCGGTACGTTTACAAGGGTTCTAGGGCCGCCCAGGGCGGCCCGGATCGGCGGGGGATAGGATCACCCAGGGTTGACCAGGGAATGCCCGGGGGATTGACTAGGGAATGCCCGGGGGATTGACCAGGTTAAAAAAAACCCGGCGCAGCGGCCGGGTTTCTCGCGCCAGGTTGGCGGCTAGGGGTTGATGTATCCGGGCTCGTGCCGCATTGGGACCAAGTGATCCAGGCGCGCCCAGTTGGGGTGGTCCTCGGTGAATGAGGCGTAAAACGCCAAGATCGCCTCCTCGCGGGTAATCCCGGCGTGCGCGTTCATCCCATCGCACCAGGACTGATCCAGGTGCTTGTCGGCCCGCTGCGGGCGATAGCCTGTGGTGCGGTGTTCGATGGCGATCACTTGAGCGGGATCGAGTGGGTTAGGCAAATAGTAAAGCATCGCGTTTGTCCTCCTCTTTTTGATATTTGTCGGCGATGGTGTTTAGCAGCTCCTGATCTGATTCGGAAAGCAAGTGCCAGTAATTAACCAGGGCGGCCACTCCGCACTCTGGCGTTTCGCCGAACTGCTGATCGGGATCGGCTTCCTGGGCCGGAACGATAACGTTCCAAATCGTGCGGTAAAGGTGATCAGGCACGCCAGGCCAGCACTCGGCGACTTCGTCGCCCCGGAAAATCTTGAATAAATCGTGAGGTTTAATTTTCATTTGTTTGTTTCTCCTTTTTTGTCCCGGCCACCCGGCCAGGGAAGTCAAATATACGCATAAATAACGC